ACAGCTTGTGATTCCTTACTAGCAGAAACAGAAATTGATAAATCTCGAGACGCTGTATATACTGATGCCTTGTAAGCAGCAACGCTTTCTGCATAGGCAGAGGCTTTTTCTGTAGAGGCTTTTGTTAAGGAAGCTTTTTCCTCGGAAGCTTTTGCCAAAGACTCATCAACAGAGGCCTTTGTTGTAGACGCTTTTTGTACAGAAGCCTCATAAGAAGCAGCTCTGGATGCATTCTTGACTGCGTTTTCGCTAGTAACTATTGACCTTGAAATTGAAGTGGAAAGTTGTGCTTCAGCATAACGCTCTGAAGACATTTTTTGTACAGACTCGTTCCTTATAGAAGACTGAGTTTCCGCATCTGAAGACTCAAAAACCTTTTGTGATGATTTAAACGCAGATAAGCTTGCAAACTTCTGCTGCTCCGCAACCAGTGATTGGCTAGCACTTGCCTCGCGGCTTGATGCAGAAACACTCGGCCACTCAGACACACTAGTTGAATAACTTGCAATTTTGCTAGCCGACTCACTTCGATTCCTAGCCTCATTGTCTAATGAACTTTGATATACGCTAGCCGCATACAAAGACCTACTTTGAACGGTACTAACAGATTGGTTTTGATAGGTGGAATAGCTTGTAGAAGTGCTCGCCGACCTGCTTGCCAAAAGACTCGAAGTGCTAGCGGAGGCGTTCGCAGCACTAACGGAGGCGCTCCGAACCTTATCTACAGACTGACTTTGGTACGCCGACTGACTGGCTGACAAACTTTGAGATGCACCGACTTTGTTGGCCGAGATGCTCTGAATAATGGCTGTGGATTGGCTTTGAGATGCCGCAAATTGACTAGCCTGGGTCGTCGTAAGCTGAGAAACTGAAGCTCTTACCGTAGAAATCTTAGGTGCAAAGCTCGTATCAAAAGCGGCCTGAATAGATGCCCTTGCCGGGTCGTCCTTTGCGTAAACCTTATCAAGAGAGACGTCTAGGGAGGCTTTCCCGGTAGATGCCTCTGCTAATACCTTGATTTCAGCCGCCGCATTTTGCAGGACGTCCGTTTCCTTCCCCGGACCTGTATACCTGGCCGCAACGTCATCGGGCACAACAAAATTATTGAACTGCCTGGCAATGTTGTTCAGCTCATCTCGCGAGACGTAGGTTGGATCTATCGCAGCCCTAGCGTTCTCTAATGCCCTAACCTGGTCGGTACCCGTCCCAACGAGAGACTTGTAAACCTGCTCCGTCGGGTTCCCAGCCCCTTCCGCCTCGTACATCTCGTTAATTTCATCTGGCGTGATGGCAAGCTTTGAGTTCGCGGCGTTTGCAATATAGGCAATTTCTGTCGGATCTGTAATACCACTAGCCGTTGCCGCATCCGTAATAGATGAGACTGCGTTTTTTAGACTAACGGCATCATTAGGGTTAATTTTTTTTGCTTTGTCGACCGCTATCGCAACGTCGGGATTGGTTAAGACCGTAAGGTTGCTTTGCAACTGCTTTGGAGTTTGAGCAATTGAAACCCCAGCGCCCAATGCTCCTCCAGTGGCACCCCCGATAATTGCAGCGTAAACGGACTGGGCGGCTGTTTTCCCTGGGTCAATTTCTGTTAACCCAAAGTTTGCGCCCATAATTATATCTTTTACGGCATTTGGGATTGACTCTTCTTTAAACTCTTCCCCTGCCTCTGCTGCTGTTGTTTTTGCAGTTTGCTTGGCAATCCCAGTTAGTGCATCTTTAAAGTTTTCGCTTGCTGTAGTTGTTTTTCCTTTAAACAAAAGATTAGTAACGTCATTTGGATTCTTTGACCCAACCGCCGCAGATGTTGCGATGGTTGACGCAGCAACCGTTAACGCAGCATTCATTGCCATCTCTGACGCCTGAGCCGCTGTTTTACCGTTCCTTATTGCAGCGCCATAGACGTCGTTGTATGTGGAATCAAAATTTCCTTTAGCGCCAGCAAAAATCTCGGAACCCTCAGATACCACAATTCCTGTCCGGGTGGAAAATGCGCTAGCAAGTTCTTTTGTTGCACCAAGTGACCTTGCAGCGGAACCGGCATACTTTGCAGCTAGCCCAGCCGTCCCCAGAGTAAATAATTCGCTTACAACTTCTGATCCAGCTAAGTATGTCAAAAGAGGGACGGGATTTTCAAAAAGGTTTTCTCCCAGCGCACTCATAGAAGCGCCGAACCCTTTTGCGTTAGAAAAGTCTGAGGTAAATTTGTTTAATACAGCATCTAACTCTGGCGTCCTCGCCTTGTCTGAAATTTTTGACAAGGTATTTGATAGCTGCCCAGCGGTTGTGTTTTTTGAATTAACGCCTGTTACAGAAGAAACCAACGCAACAATATTGGCCGCATCAGCCGCCCCGTTAGCAACCATTGATATGGTGTTCATCAGAACATCAGGTGCGCCGTTCTTGTTTAAATAGTCAATTACCCCCGTCGCAGCTTTAAGAAGAGCTGGATCTTCTTTCGTTAAGGATGCCGGACGAAGGTTTGCCGGAATGCTCTGTAAAGTTGAAATGGCCGCGGCCGGATCAAGCTTCTTTATTTCGTCTGGGTCTGATATACCGTACTTCTGGTCCCGGACTCGAGCACTTTGAATTTGAACCCACACATAACTGCCGTCCGGGTTTCGGAACATCGTGGCGGTTCTTTCTTTGTAAATTTGCTCTGGAGTGGCAAACTTTGCGCCAGTCGGCAACTCAAAAACACTAAGAGGGGGCTGGTTCCAGGAGCCGTAGACTGTCGTTAACGCAGGCGCCTTGTTTTTTACGATAGAGGTCTTTGATAGAGCCTCGGGTGGCGTGTTGACGGTATAGACCGCCCCGTCCTCTCCTGTTACTTGAAACGTCTTCTGTCCGTTTTTTCCGGCCTGGTACGCTGCAGTTGCCCACTCCCTGGCTGCAGATGGCTTGACCGTGAAACTAGACGGAGTTTGGTCGCCGTAGTCGCTATAGGCATTGGCAAGCGAATCGACCACCTTCTGGTCAATCATTGAGGCGGGTACGTTCGCAGCCTTTGATAGACCGTCGGCGACTCCCTGGTTGTCAGACAGGTCCTTTAGCTTTTGCTCCGCCTGGTTGATCGGCTTCGACATCCCAGACGACAGCCAGTGATCGTAACTGTCTTCTGGCGGGTTTCCGTGCAAGTCTGAATATTGTTTTGCATCAAATTCCGGAGCCAATGACTTTACAAAAGCAATCTGGGTATGATCTTTTAACTTGTCGTTATAGTCTTTAAGGTTTGACCCAGCAGCAGTAAGATCAGCCTTGAGTGCGTTGAACTTTTCTATGCTCGTTGGGATTGTGGATTTTAGAGTGTCTAGCTCCTTGTTCAGTGACCCCGTCTCGTCCTTGAACTTGTCCCATCTGTTTTGCAACGCCGACGATGCAATTGAATACTTTTCATTTGCTCGGTTAAGGGTATCAATTTGATTGTTAATATCTTGAAGGCTAGCGCCAGACTCAATCAATTTGTAATAGTCGCTCGTGGCTTTTTCTTGCGCCTTCTGAGCCTCATCAAACTCGGACATTGCTGGGTCTAGCTGAGTCTTAATAGTCGAAAGTCTGTCCTGAATTGCGGCCTGCCTGTTTTGGCTTGCGGAAATGGTGTCTACTAGCCCATCCAAATCTGCTGCAGACTTCTCAACAAAAGCAGCGAGGTCTCCTGAGTTTTTTATTTTTTGTTGAGCGCCTGTGCTTAGATTTTTTTTAAGACTGTCAACCCCGGACCTTGCAAGTTGATTGAAGGAATCCTGCCCAGCCCTAACCATTGTTTTTATTAGGGCTTGATCAATCGGTTTATTTTGAATTAAAGCCGTTGCAGTATTTGAAATCCCGGAAACCAACAACCTTTCTTGTTGTGGCGTTAACCCGAGCCCCTTGACAGAATCCGTAATAATTCCGGAGGCTGTAATCGCAGACTGAAGTACAGCGGCGGTTACTGGTTGCTTGCTTAGCTTTGCCTCTACCGCATCCGCAATTATTTGCTGAGATCCGGGAGACAACTTGCCAAAATCAGAAACCTGACCCAGAACGTAAGGGATGGCTGCGCCAACACCTGCCTCTGCAAAAGTCTTTAAAACATCTCCAGCGTCTCCGGTCCTGACAATTGACTGGATTGTGTTTTTTGTACCACTGACAACCGTCTGTTTGATTACGTTTGCTACGTCACTGTTCCCGAACGTAGAATCAATAACGCCGCCAATCTCCTTGCCTACCAAGTTTCCTAAATAATCGCCGGCGAATCCCTTTGCAAAAGACTCGAGAACGTCACCGACGTCTCCAATTTTGTTGGCGGCCGCTTGAATTGCTGTAGAGACAACGGCAGTTCCAAATGCGCCAGCCGCGGCTCCACTAAGGCCAACAGCGGACCCTATCAGCCCCCCAACACCAGTAAGTGAAACCCCAAGAAAAAGGATTGGGGCAATTTTGTTCCAATCGCTTGAGTCAGACCACTGAGGAGCCGGAGCAAATAAAGTTGTTCCGTTAGCCTGTTTTACTGGCTGAAGGCTGTAATCAGTCCACCCCTCACCCTCACCGGTCGACCCAAACTTGGTGGGTATTTCTTTTCCGTTTAATTTGTTTATTGTTACATCATAAGCGGGCTTTGTAGGAATTAACTTTGATGTGTATACCGGTTCGTATGTATAGGTATAATATGTTTTCCCATATGTTCCATCTGTGTATTTATCTCTACGGGCGTGAGCTACTTTCGTTTTTTTTCCAGTATCCACCTTCTCGTAATGAGCCGGGACCGCTGGGATTGTTTTTGTACCAATATCATTAAGGCTTGTCACTCCGTATTGGTTATACAGAATGTCAGACATTATCTGAACGTGGCGGTCTGCCTGCAAAGCTTTATTGGAATACGCGCCGTTAGAAGCATTGTTTATGACAAACAATTCCCCTTTTAGCTTTGTAACGGCGTCAGTCATATATCACCATGTCCCTGTTCGAGCCTTTTCGTGGATTATTTTGTTTTTATAATCAATCCCACAGAACTCAGCATAATCTTCAAGCGTTCTTACATTGCCTAATCCCATTCGGCCAACATCCTCACCGCGAAACAACATCGCAGAAAGGCGCATTTTGGCCCTCACATCCAGACTGCCCCATTTTAACTTACGATCTTCGTTCTCAACGTCCGACCAGTGTTTCTTTCTATAGCTGTCGGTGTCCCCATTCTCAAACAAATGGTAAATCGGCATCCCAGGGGCATGATACACATCCCATCCATGCGTAAAAGCTCGGACAGACATTGAGTGCTCTTCACCGTTAAAGTACAGATAGGGGTCATACGGGACGTCATACACAAACTTACCAGGCGCAAAAATACACCCAGCGCCGATGTAAAAACCCCTCACCGGCACACAAGAGTCAATCCCAATAGGATGAATAGTAATCACAGGCCCGGTTGCCTCAAAGGATGCGTCCTTAGTGCAAACGTGACCGATCACCTTCTCATCATCAATAACCGGCGCCGACTTCCCGTTCTTAAACGTAAACCCTCGAGGATAGCCAGAGATCAAGCATTTCTTGTTTCTCATCCTCAAGATCTTGCTCATCTCAACAAAGTACTCGTCCCAGTCATCCCCGAAAATGGTGTGCGAATCACACTGCAGAATCCAGTCCTCGTCGTCGTACAAGGACATCTGAATAGACCTCGCCCAGCAGGCCCCTCGAGACACTAACGGGTCAATCGCAATATGAGTAATGTTCGCGCCAAAGAAAGAGTCTGGGTTGATGCGGTGCTCCAGGATCTCCTGTTCAACAATGCCAAACCTAAGCCTCTCTGGGTACTTGGCGTGGTCTAGGGCGCTTTTGATTGTGTGGGCTAGTAACGGGTCGCGATATGAAGAGATTCCAACAAAAATTGTGTCAGACATTGTTATCCATACAATTCATTAGGGAGAAAGCCCAGTCGACCCAGTTATCGTAGATGTCTGGCGACGAGACCGCCTGATTCGCGAAGACATCAATAGCATTAAGGGCCCTCGCCCATTCCCGCCAATCCGTGTCCTCGGTGGGGATACCCAACTGATTGGAGGCAAACTGTTCCACCATCAGGTCGGCCCATTCCACGAACGAATGGTACCTTGGGTCATACAAAACCGCCATTAGTAGCCCCGAACGTCGCCGATGTCTGCGTTTAACAAAACCTTGCCGGTTTGATAGTTTCCATTCAGCGTGTTACTTATGAACCTCAGCCTGAGTTCCCGCCGCTGCTCCTTCATGTCAATTTTCCCGGTCGTCGGGCTAAAGACATAGGGCTGCGACTCCAAATCTTCAGACTGAGCGTATGGGCGCCCGGTAACGACAAGGGACATATCCCCAGTCTGCACAAAGTCAGGCTCAACCCGCTCCAGGCGAATCCATCGGTTGTCTGCTGCAGTGCCACCCTGACCACTAGGAGTAGATTGCGCTGAAGGACCGCCGGCAACCCAACCCAGATTACCGGTTTCAAAAAACGACTCAACCGCAGAGACAGATTGATTCGTCACCTGGTTCGTGCCGTACTCGTGCTGATAGACCCTGATTCTGTCGGGCGCGGTGCTAAACGTTAGCTCTGCCGTTGCCGAGCTGGTTGCCGCGGCCGACATCTGAACGCCCTGGGTGTAGACGGCAGTAATCGGAACGGAGAACCCAGCACCGCCAGGAATAGTCGCCGTTAGAGATCCGCCAACAACATAGCTAGCGCCTCGAGAGACGATCGTAACGGAAGTCACCGCCCCGCCACTTACGACAATGTTCGCCGTTCCACCGAACCCGCTACCGCCAGACAATGCAGTCGCATTATAGGTCCCGTTGGTGTAGCCAGAGCCGCCGGTGATCGCCCCTAGCGTCTTAATGCTGTTAGAGACGTCAGTCACGACAGTCGTCCCAGCCGCCACCGTAGAGCCGCTAATGACCTGCAAAGCCGCGACCAATGTGCCAGCAGTGTCACTGTATAGCCAGACGCTCCCGCTCGTTGCAATGTACTCTTTGGTGAACACCTGAGTGCTCGGCAGGACCGTGGTATCGGCCATGATCGGGTACTGGAACACCAGCGAGAAGTACCCCGCGCTTCTCCTTGCCCCTATAGCCTCACCCGCGTCATACCAAACGTTTTCCCTAACGTTATAAATGACAGCGTCGGTGCATTCAGTTGCATTACCCCGAGGATAAAACCACCAGATCTCGCCAAACCTAGGAATCTTGCAGGCCCATACTTTCTGTCGCTGAGAATAATTGAGGTTGTCAAAGAAATAGTTCTGGTTGTAGTTATTCGGGATCTCCTTCACAGAGCCCGCATATAACAAGAATCTATCCGCGCCGCACCAGTAGTAGATCCCGTCGTACTCAATCGCGCTCTGGCTCGAGAGAATCGACGACTGGCTGCTGATAATGTCATACCTCCAGTATTGCGCTGGCGTACCCTGGCCACCCAAGTAAGAGACCCGTATAAGGCTATCCAAACTCCAAAACAATCCAGATGGGGCATTTGTACCGCCTCGCACTGGAAGGCCCTGTACGATCTTCCCAGAGGCCACGTTGACTTCGTTGGCGTCTATCCCGACCCAGTTCAAAGGGTTCCCGGCGGTGCAGTTCTTAATGAACCCATTGTTCCCGTAGGCAAACACATAAGGGTGCAACGCAACCACGCCACCGGAGACATCTACGTTATTGTCAAAGGTGGCCGTAATCGTGCCGGAAGGGACTACATTGCTGACGGTGACCGATGTAGTGTTGACGCCTACCACGACCGTATTCGCGGGGACGTTGGTGCCGGTCATTGTCTGGCCTACCCCGACCAATACATTCGCGGCAGATAACGTTACTACTGTCGTGTTGTTGCCCGTAATCTGAGCCGTAAAGACGCCAATCTTTGACATCGTTGTGCCGTTGATGTCGCCAATCAGGACCGGGGTATTGGTCGTGCTATCAATCGCGGAGAGGTTCTGACCAGGGTGAGCCAGGATCGACCCGACGCCGTTGCCGCTGACGTCATAGAACCCGTCAAACTGCCATAAGTTATTGCTGCTGGCCGTAAAGTTTGAGAGGGTGAAGTTCTGAACCCCCTGCCCGTTACCTACGCTGTCGATCGTCAGCTCTTGCAGGCCGCTGCTATACCCAGAGAAGACCTGGTTGATGCCGTTCGAGGAGTTGACCCAGATGCCTCGAGAGGGTCCGCTTAACTGTTCTGAGAGCGCCCTATAGCCGCCAATCTTTCGTGGACGACCTCGCTGGAAACGCGCCCACCGAGCCGAGGTATAGAAGTTCTTGTCAAATACCGTCCCGTCTCTCTGGACCCCGGCGAGAGTGTTTAACGAAAAGACCTTCTTTGTCATTAGAAAACCCCACCAGAAATCCCGCCTGTGAAGGTCCCGATGCCAGAGACAGTTAACCCGCTCGCGGTAAGGCCAAACATCTTTACACCAAGGATGGCCAGCCCGATCTCACCTGTGGCAGGGTAGAACATACCCGTCGAGGCCTCTGATAAGAACGACAGGGAAGGAGACCCAGCCGAGCCATTAACCAAGGACAAGGAGGAGCCCCCAACCGCGAGCGTAGATGCGTTGAGCAGGTTGACCGAGTCACACAAAAGGATAACCTGCTGGGTGCCAGGCACAGAAACCGTGGTCGCCCCAGCCGCTCCGGTTGAAAAGGTGATCGCCGACGACGTCTGGTTCGTAATGTAGTAAACCTGAATCGTCTGAGGCAATACGACCGTAACTGGGCTAGTAATAGTGCCCGTATACTTCTGAATGACGTTCGCGGCCTCTGAAGGGGTCAGGGTATAGGTCCCGGACGCCACCGCCTTCGTGAGCTGCGTAAAGTTAAATTGGGTGCTCCTGCCCAACCCAACAGTATAAAAAGTGCTCCCAGAGCAGCAAATCATGCACGAGTCACTGGGAGCCAAGGAGATTGAACTTGCCCCGTCAATCAACTGACTAGAGCTTGGGGTTACCGCGAGGTTTCCGGTTCCGCCGTTGCGAAGCAAGATATACCAATCGTTACCTAACGTGGTCGCCGAGGTAATCGTTAAGGTGCCGCTTCCGCCCGTCCAGACGAACGTCCCCGCCCTATCCGCAGCCACTGTCGTGTAGTTGGCCGAAAACGTACTAACAGGGTGCGAAGAGTTTAGGGTCGCCGCGATCGCCTTGAGCCCATACCCGGCAAGCGTGGCCGCGTCAGCGTTAGATGACCCAACACCGAACGCGATAGAGCCCCAGGTGCCGGCCGCAGTCGTGTTCGTTGAAATGTAGATGTAGCGCGACTGGCTAGCGGCAACAGTAGCAACGGCACCGCCTGCGTTATTTACGACGTTAAAGGAGTTCGACCCAACGTTTCGGATCAAGCTATCCTGGCCGACAGACGCCTGATTCGCAGCAGGCAGTGTGATCGTTAGCCCTGCAGTGGCCGCAGAAACGTCCATGATGCGGGCAATGACGTCACCCGCGGCGTTACCATTAACAGGCCATGCAAGCGCCGTGTTGGCCGTTAGATTGATGCTCCGGTAAGAGACATCGGTCGGCTGTATAACGTCGCCAGTGAACGGGCTAATAAAACTCATTATGAATCCCTCACGACTGCCTGACGGTCACCAATCCGGGCAACGTCTTCTGTTTTCAATGTAGCGATGATCTTGTCGTACTGCGCCTGCCACATTGGAATCCGCTCGTCATTCTTTAAAAACGGCATCGCCTGCAGCAAGCTACCGTACAGCATCGCCTGGGGAGCGTACTGCGTAAACCAGTTACTCTGGTTCGTAACATCCAGAGGCTGAACCCGCTCGTAATACAAGACCTCGTAGTTATAAGCCAGGTCAGGGGTCGGAGCCACTAGCCAGTGCGTATAGTCGTAGTCGCAGTAATATACGGGCGTATCAGTCTGAGTGGCGTTAGGCCAGTAATTCCTCAGATACTCGTACTTTCGCAAGAACACAGGCTGGCGCTGATTATTATCAATCAGGTTAACAGAGACGGTCTTGCGCCACCTCGCTGGCTTGACAATGATCGGCTCGCCGATGTTCATCGTGCTAGTCACCACCGTCAGATTGCCCAGGAACTGGATCTCCGAAGAAATAACCTGCTCGGCAAGCATGATAAAAGTGGGAATCTTCTCAAGCGTGGCCGTGTCAGTACGCTCCAAGTACGAAGATATATCGGTTACCAGACTCGCATAGGTCATCTCAACGGCCATGACACTTCCTTATTTTGCGGCAACGCCCTTGTGCTTCTCAAACGAGCGCATCCCGCCAAAGCCAAGCAAACCAGCAAGCAGCGTCATGAGTTGCTCAACCTGAAGATCGGGCGGCGCCGCTAAACCTGCAGGGATCAATTCTACTCCCTGTCCGAAGGCCCAAACCCATTGCATTAAGGGGTACCCGAGGAACTGGTAAGCGAGGCCAAGCACCCCAATCCAGCCCACAGCAGGACGCCACCCGCTGACAAATAGGCTAGTAGACGCCGCTTCAACTTTATTGATATCCACCTGCGCGAGGTCTGTAGCCTGGTCGATGCGTTTTTCCTCAAGGTCAAGCTTGCGGTCCTCCAGCGCCATCTGGAGCCGTTCTTTATCCGTCGTGACAAGGTCCCCCGCAATTTTCCCAACCCCTTCAATAATAGAGCCAATGCCCATCAGATCCATTATTTAAGCCCTTTCAGAGTACGGTTTATCCAGCCCAACAGAAATTTAGATTGCGTTTTATTTTTGTTGCAAATATCGGCGTAACGAGTAATTTTCATTAGTGCGTAGGCTTTTTTAAACGCCTCGCCATCAATATTATTGAATTTCTGCAGCGTGACATCGCCAACAGTTCCGTCGGGGGTCGCGCCGACAATCAACTGCGCCAACTTGATTGCAATCTTTATCCCGGTATTTACGCCGAAGTTAAAGAGGTTTTCGGCAACAACTTGGTTCGCAATTTCATCCCCTCTGATACGGTCCCAAAACTCAACTTTATAAAATTTGCGAACCATTCCAGTAAGGAGCGGATTGTCAATAGCGCCGTTGTCAATAAGGTTCCATCCCGGCCAGTGCGGGTTTGGATTTCGCGCAATCCCAGCATAAGTCATCCCACCGGTGTCACCCGGAACAGTGTGTAAAACATAACCGCCCTCATCGACGATCATTTTCTCAAACGCAGGATTGAAGTCAGCCATTTTGCTTGTCCTTCATCTTGTTGATGATCTCAAAGGCCGTTTTAACCTTCTCCTCAAGCACGGCAACCCTCAAGTCAAGCTTAGACAGCACGATGATGAGCGTGACAAGGCCTAGCAACACCGGCCAGGCTTTAAGGAAAAGTTCAGCAATTTCCATGTCCGCCCCTTAATTGAGCCCTGGCAGCTCACCACCAGGGCCCTGTTCTTACTCGTCGTCTTCTTCGCCGACCTCTTCGACTTCAGCGTCTTCTTCAGCCTTGTCGGCAATTTCA